AATAGTACAAATATAACAGAAAAGTGTTATATTTGCATAACATTTATTCACTTTTAAATAAAATATTTATGTCAAACCAACTTACAGTAAAAAGTATCTTTGAAAAGGATGCAGTAAAACAGAAATTTGAGCAGATGCTTGGTAAAAAATCTCAGGGTTTTATTACTTCCGTTCTGCAGATCAGCACAAACAATGCTTTGCTTGCTAAGGCCGATGCAATGACAATTTACAATGCTGCAATGATTGCGGCAACACTTGACTTACCAATCAACCAAAATCTTGGCTTTGCCTGGATAGTACCCTACAAAGGCGCTGCACAATTTCAAATGGGATGGAAAGGTTACGTACAGCTTGCCCAGCGCACAGGGCAGTATAAGCGCATAAACGTGACAAAGGTTTATGAGAATCAGTTCAAAGGTTTCAATTACCTCACAGAGGAATTAAACGCTGATTTTAGCCAAGAACCACAAGGCGCAGTTGTTGGCTATGCTGCATATTTATGTTTGCACAATGGATATGAGAAAACTGTTTATTGGACAAAAAAGCAGGCAGAAGACCATGGCAAAAGATTTTCCCAAAGTTTTAATAATGGTCCTTGGAAAACTGATTTTGATGCAATGGCAATGAAGACAGTTCTAAAGAATATGCTATCTAAGTGGGGTATCTTGTCTATTGAAATGCAAACGGCAGTGCGTACTGATTCTGCTGTAATCAAAGATGAGACAGGAACCACAGTTCAGTATGTCGACAATTCCGACTCAGTAGATGAACTTCCTTTAATTACAGAACAGCAGCTTGAAGAGGCAAAGAACGAAATCAGTGCAGGCAATTGCACACTTGCAGATGTTACTGCCTTATATGATTTGTACCCGGAACAAATTGATTACTTAAAAAACTAAGAATTATGATAAAGGAAATATTAGATTTTTGGATTGATGTAATGCCTGATGCTTATTCTATTCAAATGGATTCCAAGACTTTTGGTGATTTTATGATTGAATACCGAGAATGGGTAAAAAAGTACGGGGCCGCATTCGCAGAAAAAAAGCCCGACCTGCAAAAATATAGGCAAATTGATATTGAAGTTGTTGAAACGTATGCAAGATATTTAAGAGTTCATTAAAAACTAAACATCATGAAAAACGAACAAGTAAAAAGATTTAGCTGCTCATCCTTCGGACGCATTATGTCCGGTGCAGCTTTGCCGGGTGCCGCAATATTGACCGCAGCCCAGCAGCGTGACTTAGAAACATTGCTTACCAAAGATAAGCGCACCGACAAACAAGAACAAACGCTGCAAGAACTGATTGCAAAGCGTGATACTATCTTAGTACCTCAGCTTTCCAAAGGTGCTAAGACATTCATTGAAGATGAATTTATCAAAGATAGGTTTGGCTTCAAAAAAACCTTTACTAACATCTATACTGAAAAGGGTAATTTGTTAGAGCAGCGCAGCATCCGGGAAGTTGGGCAGTACTTAGGATATAAATTCGCCACAAAGGCACCGGAGAAGTTTATGCGCAATGATTACCTTAAGACAAGGGGCTACGATTGGAAGGTAAAGCGCTTTGTGTTCGATCAAAAAAACGTTTGGGATCCTACCGGATTAAAGTTACTGCAAGAAGAATCTGAATTGGCACTTTACGAATGGCAGATTAGAGGATATAAGATGCTCATAAACGAATTGGAAGGTGGCAACATTGAAAGCGGCGCAGTTATCCGGGTATTGATGAACCCAACAGAAGAACAAGTTCTTAAACAGGCTAAAATAATGTTTGTCAATGATGGCAATGACTGGGCAGATACAATGCCAACAGAATTTGTGCAGGAAGTGCAAGATATGTTTGATTTTGAGGCTAAGTTTCCGGATATAGCCGACCGCATGAGAATCTACCCGGTTGAATGTTTACCGGAACATGAGCAACTGATTAGAATTTATGTAGGCTTAGCGCAGGAATATTACGAAAGCCTGGCAGAACGTGTTGAGCACGTAAATGATGGTAAAGTGTCGATGTTTAGGAATGTTTAGTAACAAAGGTCATGACTTCGGTTGTGGCCTTTCTAATTTATTTTATATTTTATATAAAATATTTTATATAAAGTTAGATTATATAAAATATTAGCCGTAGATTTGTATCAACAAAGAACGGAACAACATCTAAACATTTTAAAACTATCTATCATGATGACTATCACAATTAACGGCAAGCACATCGAAGTTGAAGGCGAATATTATGCAGGTTACACTTCACGCAATCGTGAAGAACCAAACGAACCGGCAGAGTATATGATTTACAACATCAGATTAGTTGAGGACTTCGACGAAATGACAACCGACTATTTCAACAACAGCTTAGAGCATGAACAGCAGTTGGAATTTCTTGGAAGCGACGAGTACGAAATTGGCGAACTTTGCTTAGAGCTTATTGAAGAGCAGCGTGCAGAATACCAAATTGATGAATACTACGAAAGTAGAATGTAAACCTTAAAAACCTAAACACAATGGAAAACGAATCACTCCTGCCAATCCAAAAACTTTGCAGATATTTGGAACAACAACATCCTGCTTTGTTTGACGTTTATACCGACGTAGGCCGAGACTTTTTACGCTTTGCGTCTAAATGTATGGGTGAAGAAAAGGAAGCCCTTAGAACGGCTTATATTGAAGGCATCCTAAATTCTAAGCTGGATATAAAAACAGCAGAAGAATACATGAACGAAAAGTATCACTTGTAACTAAAATGCCTCCCACAACCGGGAGGCATTTTTTTTATCCTTTGATTTTGCTTTGCAGGTCTTTAATTACCTGGTCCTTTACTTCAATTTGTTGTTTCATTAGATCTTTGTGTTCTTTGTGTATCTCGTGAAAGTCTGTGAGCGTTTCTTTGTGTTCCTTCCTCAGCATTTCTGTTTCTACACTAAAGTGCGTCATCTGCTCCTTTATTTGCGTCTTCATATTTTGCAGCCAATACCAAAGTACAGCAACCACCCCGAATTTGCTAATAATTTCGAGTATTGTGTTTTCTATTCCGACCTCGGCACCAGTGAAAAGAAATAGGCCTGAAAGTGCTAAAACATCAGGTATCAAAGTTTTGTCCATTTTAGTAGGTTTGTATTCTATAAGTGGCAGATGTTTTACCCACCAAAATTTTATATTTTTACAGTTTGTTATTTGATTAAAAGGCAATACATAATTCCCATCGGCATCTTGCAAAGGTGTGAAGAATCTGTTAGGGGCATATTGCTGCCCCTCCAGCGCTTCTTTTTCATCATTGTCTAATAAACCGACTTTTTTCATTTTTCTAATGGTGGGAATGGTGGTGATGGCTTTGGTTTATAATCTATCAAAGGTAAATCTTTTACCCATTGAAATTCAGGATTTACACAAAATTCCATCTCTTCAATTGAAATTATCCATTGGTTAAAGTCATCCTGAATTGGGTTAAAATAGCTGTCTTCATCATAAAGCTGACCAACTAAGCTATCTTTTTGCGGTTCTGTTAAAAGTCCTACTTGTATCATACTTGGCGAGATAATGATGTTTGGAATGCCTGCACGGCAGTATAAAAGTTTGCTGCTTCGGAATCTGTTAAGCCGTCACCGATGGAAGAAAAAGCGCATTGTTTTGTTGAAGGTAGATTCATAAGATTATTTAAACTTTGAGCGCCAATCCAAATTTTTGTTGTTGTTTTTGCTGTTGCAGTATTTGTTCCTGTTCCTAAATTTGTATTATTTTTAAAATTTTTAACAGTTGTTCCAATTCTATTTGCAATATAAAATCCTAATGAATTAGCATCAGCTGTTTCATGCCATGTTAGATTATTTATAATACTTCTTGTATTAAGTGTAACACTGCTTCTAATCTGAATTTGAAATGCTTGAACTAAATCAAATGTTCCAATTTCAATTGAATTTGTACTTACATTAGTTCTGCTATAAAATGACAGATGCGCATTTGTTGCAACTGTGTAAGCTGTATTTGGAATCAAAAACGTGTCTGCATAAGCATTAATACCATTAGGCAACGCACCCGTACTGCTATGAGTCCATCCACCATTAAACACTAACCTAAACGCTGCATTTGTATCCAACGGATTTTTTAAATTCCATTTGTGCAATACAGCAGTTCCCCCAACCATCGGATATATAGCTTTCATCTTTGTCCAAATGCTTGCGGCTTTCAAATCCAAAACAAGCTGATTGACAGCGTTTAAATTTGTGGCACCTGTAAGCCCTGAAGCTGTAAAAAATGCCTGAGCATCGGGGTCATAAGCAACCCCAAAAGAATAAGGATTTATTATCATCTTGTTCCGATTATAGTGATTTTTAAACCTGTTGCTGTGCCGTTTCCGATTTGGTCAATATCAATTGTTATTTCGGCATCATCTGCCAAAGCCGTGTCAGATATAACCGCAGGAGTTGCTGCCGTTGTGCTTGTTTTTTCTGTATTGTCAATAGTTAGCTTAGTGCTTAGTATTGATGTACCTGCTTCGTTAATGTCAACAGTAAAGATAGAACCCGAAGCCTGTGCAGTTGTTAAACTTGCCCGAACCTCTGTCACAGTCATAGCATAAGGCATCCTGAATGTTACCTTTGCCGTTCCTGCTGTTAGTGCTGTTGTTTCATCTGATGCAGCAAGTTGTATTTCAGTAGGCAGCCTTTTATTTTTCCAAAGTGATGACGATGTTTCATATGTCAAAACATCATTGTTTAAAGGAGTTGCAATGGTTACATTATGCAATTCATCAAGCTCATATCCGTTGTCAACTTTGACGTAAATTGAACCTTGTGTAATATGAGCAGAAACAACATAACCAATTACAATTAAATGATTTGGTGCAATTGGTTTTACATTTGTAATATTACCCGCTGTTGTTGGGCTTAAATAAAGAATATCACCATCTGCCCATGTTTCTGTCTGCAAAGAACCTGTTGTGTTTATACCTCGCACCAATCCGCTTACAGTAATAAAGCCTTCTTGATTGTTATTTATTGTTTCAGTAACTAAGCCAATTGTTTGAGCGCTTAAAGCATTAGTTGTTGCAAGTGCCAAATCTATTTTTAGCCTCTGCCCTTGTGCGCCTGTTATTCGCACTGCCTGATAGTTAGCTTCCAATAAATTTACGTTTGTAGCTGTTTTATTAACTACTCTCACAACCTGCTCTTGCCCGATTTGTAGCGTTACATTTCCACCTTTTAGACCTAAATCCAAAGTGCCATCTGTATTATTCCACGCCATTTCACCCTCTACAACTGAATGCGCTGCGGCAGTATTGAAATCCAAATAATCTATTTGCTGAATCGCCCAAACAGCAGCCCCTGTTGTAGCATCAGAGCAAACATAAACAGTACCATTATCCAATGCCCATCTACTTCCAGAATAATAACCTTTTGTATTATCATCATTTACAGTAGGAGCATTATTGAAATTATACAAAGATATTCTGATAGTGTTTCCAGAACTACCCATAACGTACTGTACGCCTGCCTCCCATTTCAACTCGTAGCCAGCTCCGCAGATTTGAGCAATGCCTTTTACACCGCCTGTTCCTGCGTCAATTGTGCCTTCTCGCAATCTTGAAAAATTATCTAATTGCAATCCTTGACCTGCATCAAATATAATATCATTTGCTCCGGACGTATTGCCAGCAATTAAAACATTTGCAAGATCACCAGCAGCGCCACCGCCTAATTCAAAAAAAAAAGCAGCTAAAGCAGTAATTACATCTAATTGTGTAGCACCATAAGCAGCACCGGCACTGTCTAAAATGTCATCATATTCAGAAACAAAGGCAATGACATCGCCTGTAATAATGTTTTCAAAAACAAAACCCGATGGTCCCCATGGCTTGATGGTTGCCTGGCCTTTTGGTAAAACCAAAAAAGGCAGTGTTTCTGTTGCTTCACAAAAAGCTATACCACCAAGTTCAAAAACTTTTAATTCTGCAAATTGCTTATTCATTTTTAGTAAATTATCGGAAGTGTAGAAATATTTTTATTTTTTGGTTTGCAGGTCTTGCAATATAAATTTGGGTCAAAATCAAAAGGTGTATACAAAGCAGAATTATCACAAAGAAAATCAATAACTTCCTTTTGCAAGAATTGTATTTTGTCTTTCATTGTATCTTTCAAGTATCGCATATCATTGCCACTTGCTGCAGTTGCAAAATTAGCTTGCGTTATCTGCACCCCGGCACTTGTTATCTTAAAATGGGCAAAGCTTAAAGATTCTTCAACAACTGCATACCCTATCAAATCAAACAGCTTACCATTCAAAAACAAGTTTTCCAAATCAGCATCGGCAAAAGCTGGTTGGATAGCTCCAAAGGTAGAATTGTAATTTATGATGTTGGGAGTTCTATTTGCTTTTAGCTCATCAAAAAACGCTGCCCCAATGACATCACGCACATACCTACGTTCTGCATTATCGCAATATGGTGCCAATAGATTAGGGTCAAACTGGGTATCAGTTGGACTTATGCGAATGTAGCCACCTCTCACAACTTCTAATGCCTTTATGAATTGCGCCATCCTAATATGTTTTTAATTTTTGCTATAATAGATGTTGGTTGTTCGGCTTTTACATCAGTTTGTTCTTCTGTAATTACCGTTTCAGTTGTTGGGGCATAGCCTAAGATTTCTCTTGCTTCAGTTTGTGTAAGTATACTATCAATTTTGATATCACCAGCAAAGCTAACCGGAACAATATTTATAAAATCAAGTTCAACAGTCCTCAAAAATTCATGCCCTTCAGTTTCTGCTATCGTATCAAGGTAAGGTTTTACAATGCCTCTTAGAATTGTTTGTTGAATATCATAAATTTTGGTCCTATAAAGGATTTCAAATTCTGAGCGGATCTGCTGATTTCCACCAAGCTGCCCGGGTGTTGCCTGAATTAAACTTAAAGGTATTTCAAAGCCTGTTGCAATCCTATCTTTGCTAATCTCAGATAATTCCATGAAGTAGCCGTTGTATGTTTGCTCAAACGGTACCCAGTTAGCTTTCAGTTCAGGGTTTTCAAGTATTTGGAATATTACCTTAAAATCGTTTCCGGTATTGGTCATCTTTTCCATGAACGCTTCCTGGTAATCATCCTTCTCGTCTTGCGTCAAATCGCCAAAAAGCTGCAACAATCCTGAAGTTGTAAGACCATTGCGGAACCTTGAAACATTGAACTTTGCAATCCTGTATTCAAGTTCAACAAAATGCTTGGCACCTATCCAGTTGGGAATACCCCACTGATACATAAGAGGAGAATATTGCTTCAACTGAAGCATTGAAGACTTATCATAGCCGTACAGATCGGCAAGGTTTGCGCCTTGGCCAAACTCACTCTCTTCAAGTTCATCAAGTTCATCAGTAAAGATTGGATATGCTGCCACATCTTTTATAGTTGCAGGAATATCCAGTTGTGAGTAACTTTCATGACCTCTACTGCGCCCGGTATATGGTAATATTGACCAGTCGGCCGATACACCAAAAAATCTTGTTTTTAAATCTGTTGATCTGAAAGGCCTAACAAAGTTTAAGTTTTGATGTGAAGCGAAAACAAAGCCTGAAACAACATCTAACCTGGTGAATGAATTGCCAATGGCTTGGTAGTCATAAGCAGATTTTTTGCACACATCAAGTATTGTATCGCCATCACTATTCTGCCGGCTAAGAACTGCCCAAAGAATGTTTTTTTGTTCTGCTGATAATATTTGTGCAGATTTTTCACCCAATACAGACTTTTCTTTTCTTACAAAAAAGCCTTCGCCAACAGTATAGTAAGCAACTTTATTGCAAATTGCTTTTGCTGTTGGGCTATTATTTATAAGTGCTATCAACTGCTCAAGTTCACCCTCACGAACAAAAGGTAAATAATCAAACAAGCCAAACAAAGCCCTCGTTGGGTCACTATTCTCAAAATATAAATCTTTTGGAAGAACAACCTCGTCGGCTCTTCCCCCTATCTGCATAGAAAAGTTATTTTTTGGCTTTGGCTTGTTGTTCATTATTCTTTGATTTCAGGTGT